CCCCACAGGTCCTTCAGGCCGTTGCTGGCCGGTGTGCCGGTCAGCTCGATCAGCCGAGTGATGCGGGTGTGGGCGATGGAGCCCAGCGCCTGCGCGCGCTTGCCGCCCTGCCGCAGCCGGAACGACTTCACCTTGGTGGACTCGTCCAGCACCACGGTCTTGTAGGGCCACCTGTCGCCCCAGTAGGCGACCAGCCAGACCAGTTGCTCGTAGTTGGTGGTATAGATGTAGGCCGGGGAGCGGATCGCCTCAATGCGCTCCTTCTCCGTGCCCGTGATGACCGAGACGTTGATGTCCTTCAGGTGGGACCATTTGAGGACCTCTGAGGGCCATGTGGTGGTCGCCACGCGCAGCGGGGCCACGATGAGCACCGGGCCGTCCTCGACCAGTTGCAGGCCGTCCAGCGCCGTCAGGGTGGCCACCGTCTTGCCTGTGCCCATGCCAGCCCACACCGCGCAGCGCGGCGTGTCGATGATGTGGTCAATGATCAGGTGCTGGTAAGGCCGGGGTATGAATTCTGTTCTCATGCTATTAAGTTGTCCACGGCTTCGTATGAATCGATGACTTCCACCAGTTCACCGAGCTTGCGCATGCGGTTGTGCTCACGTATCTGGTGGGGCTCTGGCTTCTTGCCGGGTGCCTTCAGCTCAATCCAGATAGGCATCCGGTTGGGCAACATCACCCGACGGTCTGGTGCGCCGACGTGGCCGACCCACTGGGCCTTGCGTATCTGGCCGCCGACGTCCTTGACGCGTTTGACGAGGTACTTCTCAATGTCCGATTCCTTGGTCATTCTTGCCTTTCTACTTGTTTTTGTTCCCACGCAATTCTCTTGGCAACTTTGACATCATGAAGCGCCAGTAATTGCTCATGCTCTTTTTTGTGCTTAATTACCCGCATCTCTTTTGCGGCTCTTGCTTTGGCTTTTTTCTCCAAACGCTCTTTTGTTGCCGTTACTTTTTCGGCAGCAAGAAGCCGCTGAAGCTCTATCTGTTCCGGCAGGTTTTTAAGACGCAATTCAGCTCCCGCTACCTTGGCCGCGTTTACTGCATCAAAACGACGCCGCGCTTCTTCAGCCCGGTGTATCTCCAACTCAGGCGTCAGGTGCATCTGCTCACGGACGTATACATCCTTGTTCCCCTGCCACATGCCTGACTCCATGATGTGGTCACGTAAGAGATTTTCGGTTTCGATGCGCCCCGTGCCCTTTGGTATAGGCAATCGCACAATGAACGTCGCAATGAACGTGTCCTTGGTCATTCTTCGTTCCCGCGTAGGTCTTCCGCGTCAAACAATTCGTCTTGCGCATCTTCCAGCTCGGCCTGCAAGTCGATGGCGATGGCCAGCAACGCGGCCCGCTCGGTGTCGCCCTTGATGTAGGCAAGGCGCTCTGCTTCTTTCGGTGTGATCATGTCAGTCCTTTCGATATCGATACGTTTCAAAACCCGCAGCCGCAAGCGGCATGTCGGGTGCCCAGTCCGGGTTCATGGCCAGCAGCGATGCTAGGTGGTCCGCGTTGAACTCCGGTAGGTCGGGGGCCTCGGCAATGATCTCGTCATGCACCGTCAGCACTATCTGATAGCCCGCAGCTTCGATGCGGGGCATGTTGGCGGCCATCACGTCGCGGGCGACGGCTTGGCACAGGTTCTCGAACAGCTTACCGCCGTGCGTGCTGATCCGGGTCCACTTGCGCGTGAATTGGTCCACGCCCATGTAGGTGACCGCGCCGTCCACCAGCTTGGGGTGCGGGTACACCAGCGACCGGCCTGACGGCAGCACGATCCGCAGCCAGCTTGTGCTGGTGATCTTCAGCCCCAGCGCGACGACGGTGGACCCCCGGTTGTTTATGGCCCGTATGACCGCGTTCTTGAGCTGCGCCCAGTAGCTGGTGATGTTGGGGTGCGCCTCGCGCCACGCCCGCTTGAGCACGTCGCAGGCCACGAAGGCGTCGTCGGACAGCCCGTAGCGCGGGCGCTTCTCCTTAATCACGAAGCTGAAGTAGTTGTCGGCCGCGTTCACCAGCTCCTGTGGGGCGTTCTCCAGCACCTTGTCGGCCAGCTCGTCAAGGTTGATGCCGTAGACCCCTGCAAAGGTCGCAAAGGCCCCTACGCCGCCCTCATAGCCCAGCGCCAGCTCCTGCACCTTGCCGACCTGCCGCTGGTCCTTGGTGACCTTGTCAGGGGTCGTGCCGAAGGATTTGCTGTAGGCCAGCTTGTATAGGTCTGGGCCGATGCCCTCGTCGAACTCGCGGAAGGCTTGGAGCTTCCACTCCTCGTTGGCCAGCCACGCCTGATCCCGGCCCTCGATGTTGGACAGGTCGGCCACCACCAGCTTCTTGCCGGGCGGGGCGATGATGCAGCTACGGATGGCCGAGCTGGCCAGCTCCATCACGTTATCGGTTGTCAGGTGGGCGCACCCGGCCAGCATGGCCTCGATGCCCGCGTCGATGGCGTCCTGCTTGAGCGACGGCCGGGGCAGGTTCTGGGGCTGGAACAGCCGCCCAGCCCAACGCCCGGTACGCGCCGCGCCGTTGAACTGCAAGAGCCCACGCAGACGCTTGTCCGCGCTGGTGCCGCGTGCCAGCACCCTGTACTTGGCCGTGCTGGTGGAGCTGGCCTGCAAGCGCACGCGCAGCAGCTCCTTGAGCGCCGGGTCCACGTCCATGGCCAGCGTCTTTTCCACCGTGGCCATCTGGAGGTCGGGCATGTCCACTGCGTAATTCTCGAGTATGTGCAAGCGCAGCGCTGCGCCTTGCGTGGTATTGGCAACTTGGCCGTCGGTCATCGCCAACGACTGCGCGGTCAGGTCGCCTTGTGCCCGGTCCACGGCGCGGATGGCCGCATGCACCAAATCCATGTCGATGGCCACGCCCCGGTCGTTGATGCGCTGGTCGAGCTGCCATAGCGCCATCTCGGGTAGGTACATCGTGTTGTGCGCGGGCATGCGGGTCATGACCTCGCGCATGGCCTCGATGTCGGACGCGGCGTACGCCTTGAAGCGTTCCCATTCCGCCGGGTGCGTGTCGCGGGTGGCGCGGGCGATCTTGCGGTTTACGCCTTGGGGCTTGCAGAACAGGTTAATCAGCCGCTTGCCGTCCTTGTCCTTGGCCTTGTCGGCTGGCAGCCCCAGCACCTCACAGAGCATGCCCAGCGAGGCCGGTAGGCCGTGGCTCAGGGCCTGCACCATGGTGTCATGGATGCGCGTGGTCGGGATGTCTAAGCCCCAGACGTGCCGGATCACCGTGCGGTCAAAGTGGCTGTTGTGGATCACCACCATCACCTTGGGGTCGCGCAGGCATGCGTCCAACTCCCCCGGCGGCTTCTCGAACGATGTGACGTCGTGGACCTGCACGGCATCGTCGTCCACCGCCCACGCCACCAGCAGAATCTCTGCGTCGGCGGCGTAGGCGTGGGTGCCGTGCGTGATTGGGGTCTTGGAGTAGGTCTCCAAGTCCAAGTACAGCGTGGTCATTGGCTGCTTGCGGTACGGATTGCGTCAATAAGCTCTTTCAAGCCATCACTCAGGGATTCGGATTGGTAGACCCGGCCAATCAGGTCGGGGTTCTTCTTTGCGTACCCTTCGCCCAAGACAATGTCAATGGCTTCAACAACGTCCCATATTTGATTTTTAATTCGGCTCATGTGTATCTCCGGTGTGTATGTAAAAGGCGGGGGTACTCGCTGCGTCTGTGGTAGCAAACTTTCGTTCTTTCGTCCACAGCATCCGCTTTCCCCCCTATTCGTTAGACCAATTGTTCCAGCGTCAGGTCGTCAAAGTCATCTTCGTCGGCCACGCCGCCGCCAGCAAAGTGTTCGCCGTCCTTGTAGAACTGCACACCGGCCAACGTGGCGTTGATGCGCTTGCCGTAATTGTTGTCCTGCACCCACAGCTCAACGCTGGCGTTGACGAAGCAGCCCGCGTAGGGCTTGCCGTCTTCCTCGGCCAGCGGGGACTTGTTGACGTCAATCACCAAGGGCCGCAGCGCGTTGCGTGCGCTAACGTACAGCATGCCCTCAAAGCCCGCGTAGTTGGACTTCAGGTCACCGCTGTGCAGGCAAGTCTTGTCCGCCGCGCGCAGGGTCTTCAGGTTGGCATCGGCCTTGACGCCCCACTTCTCGCGGGCCACGGCCTCTATGGCCGCGTTGACGGCCTTGACCTGCGGGTCCTTGGGGTCGAGCAGGAAGACCGCGCTGAAGGCGGGCTTGCCCTCACCGTTGACGGTCTTGGCCTCGAAGAGCTGGGGGAAGCTCAGGCGTACGTTTGTCAGTTTTACTTTCATGGGGTTCTCCAAAAGGTTAGGAATTCGTCACGTCGTCAAAGTCAGAAGCGGTCGCTGACGTAACCAGCGCGGGCCGCTTATCGGATTCGGGTGCCACCGATGGCTGCCCTTCGGATTGGGTGATAAGGTCTTGGATCTTGGTCCACTGGCGTGGCCCAACGTCCCCGGCCTTGGCCAACTTCTCGATGCTGGTGGGGCTGGCCAGCTTGTAGTCGTACATCTGGTCGTGCTTGATCCGCATGGACTTCAGCGTCTCCTCTGCGGCGTCCGGGTCGGCCCACTGCCGGTTGCCTTTCTTGCCCTGCACCAACTTGTAGCCGTGGACTGGCTCACCGGCCAGCAGGCGGCGCTCGACCTCGGCACGCACGGCCTTGACCCACTTCTCGATCATGTCCGCGTTGGCCATGATGCGTGCCAGATCCCGCTCGTCCGCCGTCTCAGGCACCACGTCGTCAAAGTCGTCCATGATCTGGTTGGTGATGGCCGGGCACGTCGCCTTGGCCCTGCACCACTGGCAACCCTTCGCGGACACCACCAGCGGGGCATCCGGCTGCCGGGTCAGCTCCGCCGAGACCTGCACCTCTTCCATGAATTCATTCAGCTCGGCCACGGGGATAGTCCACTCGGGGCTGGCGTTCAGGCGGGGCTGCACGATCATCATGCGCACGCGCTTGAAATCGTAGGCCAGCTCGTGCTCCACGTAGGCCGCAGCCGCGTACATCATGAGCTGCGGGTTTTCCTCGGCGTCCACCGCAACACCCCGGCCAAACTTGGCGTCGATGACGATCAGCTCGTCCATGGTCATGATGACGGCGTCAGCGGTGCCGTGGGCATCCTCCTCGCCGGTCATGTGCCAGATGGACAGCCGCTGCTCAACCAGCAGCGCACCGCCGGTGGTCACGACAATGTCGCGCACCGTGTCCACGTAGGTCTGGATCGCCTGCGCCTGCTCGGCCTGCAGGATCAGCCCGGTCTCGGGATCGGTCACGCCGACATACCCGGCCGCGTCTGTGCCCCGGGTCAGGCAGTGCGCCGACACGGTGTGCATCATCGTGCCTTCCAACGAGGCGTCGGAGCTGGTGTCGGGTATGCCCTCGCACATCCGCACCGAGCCGGGGCAGGACATCCAGCGCACAGCCGAGCTGGGGGATAGCTGGGCGTGTGCGCTCATGCTGTCAGCTCTTCCAAAAAGGCCGCGTAGTCCTCGACCTTGAGCTGGGGGCCCTTGGCCGCGCCGAACTTGCCCAGCGCCGCCACGACCTTGGCCCGGTCGATCTTGAACGTGCTGGTGATGGCTGCGGCCACCTGCGCGTACTCAATAGTATCGGTCGCGGCCGGTGTCGAGGTCGTCGTAACGGTCGCGGCGGAAGGCTTCTCCTTGGAGGTAGGCGGGGTGTCGGCCTTTGGGCGCAGCTTTGGGACGGGGGGTGCCTCCTGCTGGGCTGCGGGCTGGAAGCCCTCCAGTGCGCGGATCAGGTCCGCCATCATCTCGGTGTTGCGCTCAAGCGCTTGCTCTAGGCTCATGTGTGTATCTCCATAAAGCCACAACGGGATTGTTGTGGGTGCGCCGATGGTACACCACTTTTCTGGTTGGTTTGTAACTTTTTAAAAATATTTTGTTGTGGGTACAAGTTTTTGTTGTACTATTGGGCTTCCCTTAACTTTTTGGAGATACACACATGAACTGGAACCCCTACAAACGCATCGCTGACCTTGAGCGCCGGGTCAATGAGATGCACCACGAGATGCTGCACATGGTGGCAAGCACCAGCGCACGCGTGCGTAGGCTGGAACAAAAAATGGGCCGCGAGTCCGTGCTGGCCGATTTTGAGAACCACACCGTGCAAACGCTCGCCGACGTGCCTGCTCTGTCTACTGAGCTGCTGACCCTTGAGCAGGCCCAAGCCCTGATTGACAAGCGCGTGCGGGTCAACGCCATCGCCCGGAAGGCTTACGCCAAGAAGAAGCGGTTGCAAGCCAAGGCCAAGGCGGTGCAGTCATGAGATACATCGCCGACCTATTTGCGCTGGTGGGGCTTGTCTCCACCATCATCGTTGCGGGGTTCTACATGGGCTACACCACCTACCAACCCAAGTGCGGCAACATGCTGGCTGTGTTCACCAAGGGGTGCAAATGGCTGAAGACCAAAAGTGGCAACTGATGAGAACGCTGATGCCGCCAGCGTACTTAGCCGCAATCATCACAAGGGTTGCAGACGGCACTATCACCAGAGCGGGAGCAATTATTGTGTTCGACACCATCTACGAGCAGAACATGGCCAAGTTGGCCGCAGCGATTGAGGAGCAAGCATGAAAGAAGACACCGACAAAACATGGAAAGAAGTACATGGCGGATATGCCCGCGACATGACCCTACGTGACCACTACGTTGGGTTGGCTATGCAGGCGATGTTTGGAGACCATGTGCGGAATTTTGACTTGCTTGCAATAGAGGCTTACCAAATGGCAGACGCAATGCTTGCCGCGAGGGAGGCGAAATGAACGACGAAGACGATGACATGCTATTCAGCGTGTTGTTTGTCGCGCTGACCGTTGCGGTGGTGCTGTTCGTAGTGGGCGGCATCGGTGTAGTTTTATGGAGTTTGTTCACATGATCCAAGTTATTTTTGTTCCCGTGCTTTTCATTTGCATGAACGGCAACTGCGAGTTCATGCAAGCGCAAACGTGGTTCAAATCCGAGCAGCAGTGCCGCACGGCATTGGAGTCGCAGAAGGACAACCTACGCAAGATGGCCCTCAAGGGCAACGCGATGGTCACGCAGCTCGAAGGCACTTGCATCACACTCAAGAATGGAATGTTATGAAAACTGAAGAAGACGAAGCGTTCGATGAACTTTCCCGTAAGCAGGGCGCGTGGGGCGGTGGCTTTACAGCCAAGCGCCAAGCAGCGATGGACAAAATCAATGCTGAATTTCGCGAGGAATACATCAAGTACCGTACAGCCTTCCCCAAGGAATACACAGCACCACAGCAGGGGTGTGAGCCTGTCCCAAAAACCGAGGTGCTAGACACGCTGGTGAACATGATGAATCAAGCCGCGCAGGAGCCTGACGCCCTGACCATCGCGTACCAGTCTGGTTACTACGACGGCAAGCAGGCAGCACTGGCTGGACGGGAGTGGAATTTTTGTGAGCGTTGCGGTAAGCGCACGCCCGACAAAACCGTTATCCACACCTGCACACCGCCACAGGAGGGCAAATGAACGTACTGCAATACTTGAACAACTTGCGGCCAGCGATACCTATGTCCGCCGAGCGGCCCTGCACCGTCATGAGCAATGGCGAACTGCGCAGGCACATGCTGCAAGGCGCTGTGCTCATTAACGGCGAGACGGTGACCCCGGACGAGCCGATGGACTTCCCCGTTTTTTCGCTGGTGTTCTTTCCAAATTCCAAGAACCGCAGAACCACAATCGTATGATTTGCCCCACCTGCAACGCGTGGACCCGCACGCTCGAGACGCGGGAAAAGCCCGGGCACCAAACCTACCGCAGGTACGAGTGCGCCAACGGGCACAGCATCAAGACCTTGGAGTCCGTGATCATCGTGCCGGTCCCGGTCACGCGGGCCGACGAGGTGCGCAAGATGATGCGGCAAGACTACCTCGGCGGCATGACTGCGTCCCACCTAGGGCTCTGCCTCGGCATGTCTACGCGCTTGGCTAGGGAGATATTCGTGAGGATGCGGGATGCCTACGTCAAGAGCTGGATTGTCGAGAAGGACAGATGGGTGGGGGTGTGGGCCATCGCCGAAGATATTGACGACGTCCCACGCAACTGCCCGAAGCCAACAATGAAACCACCGAAAGCAAAACAATGAGCACCGAACTGAAATCAGGGATTGAGCAAGCCGTGGCGGCCGCAGGATCGCAAGCCAAGCTGGCCGACATGCTGGGCTGCACGCAGCAGAACGTATCGTTCTGGGTGAGGCAGGGCTACGTGCCCGTGGAACGCATCAGGGAGATCGAGCAGGCCACCGGCGTGCATCGGTCTATACTGATCGACCCGGCGTTGATAGACCTGTTGTCACCGACAGCGGACCTATAATCGTTTCGGAACACGGCTAGGTGCGAAGTCATGAGCGCACCGAAAAGCGAACTACCCACGCAGCCGTTGTTCACTTTTTAATTGGGTACGTTTGGGTATAAAAATGACACAGACAACACCAGACCTGCCACCAATCGGGCGGGTATTCAAGCCGCAGCACATCCCGCAGCAGCTCAAGGACATGCGCCGCTGGGCCCCATGGAAGGCCGTGTGGAACGAGACCCGGCAGAAGTACGACAAGATTCCCTACCACCCCGACCACTATGGCCTGAGCACCAAGGACGTCAAGCGCTGGGTGGACTTCGACACCGCCAACAGCTCCCAGCGGCTCAACCCCAACAAGTACAAGGGCGTGGGCTTCGTGCTTACCGACATCACCGACGTGGTGGGCATCGACCTAGACAACTGCGTGAAGGACGGCGTCATCGCCCCGTGGGCCTTGGAGATCATCGACGCCGTGAGCAGCTACACCGAGCGCAGCCCCAGCGGCAATGGCATACGCATACTGGCCACCGGCACCTTCCACACCGACTGGAATAACCACGACGTAGGCATCGAGGTCTACGCTGGTCACGCGCCGCGCTTCCTGACCATCACGGGCGACGTGGTGGGGCTCCCGGTGGGCTACCCGCTGTACGAGGCTCCTGCTGAGGTCCTCAGCTCCCTGCACAGCCGCTACGGCCGTGGCCGGGCCACCGCCAACGTGATCCCCATTCAGATGCCCGAGCTGATCCCGTACGTCCTGCTGCACGACGTGGAGGACATGGATATACCTGATGCCACCAAGGACATCCTGCTGCACGGGCCGGACGAGCTTGAGGACCGCTCACTGGCCCTGCACCGCACCGGTGTGCAGCTCTACAGCGCGGGCTACAGCGACGCCGAGGTCCTGTCCATACTGGCCAACAGCCAGCCCCTGTTCGACGTGGCCCTGTCCCACCGACGCATGGACGACGAGCGCGCCTTGCAGTACCTATGGGTCGAGCACTGCCAGAAGGCCAAGCCCAAGGCCGTCACCAAGGACTCGGTCATGGCCGACTTCCAAGACCTGAGCGCAGACCCGGAGGTGGCCGCCCAGACAAAAAAGTCCGAGGAGGCTAGGGCCAAGGCTGAGGACCGGTTCAAACTGGAGACTGCGGCCGAGTTCGCCAAGCGCCGCAAGGCGTCGTGGATCGTCAAGGGCGTAGTGCCCATGGCCACGCTGGGCGTCGTCTACGGGGCATCGGGCTCGGGCAAGTCGTTCTGGCTGTTTGACCTGATGGCCGCCGTGGCCCGCGCGCAGGCCGTGAAGGACACCGCCAACGCCGTGCAGGCCCTGTGGCGTGGCAAGAAGATAAACCCTGCCCGCGTGTGCTGGATCGCCGCCGAGGGCGTGGAGGACATGCGCAAGCGCGTCTTGGGCTACTGCACCCACCAAGGCATACCGCTGGCCGACCTGCCTATGGAGTTCATCGGCGAGGCACCCAACTTCATGGAGGCGGTGGATGTCAAGGCCGTGATCAAACAGATACGCGCCCGGGGCAAGTTCGACGTGATCGTCATCGACACGCTGGCACAGGTCATGGCGGGCGGCAATGAAAACTCAGGCGAGGACATGGGACAGGTGCTGGCCTACTGCCGCGAGATCACCCGGCTCACCGGCGCGATGGTCGTGCTGGTCCACCACAGCGGCAAGGACGAGAGCAGGGGCGCGCGCGGCTGGTCCGGCCTTCGCGCCGCAGCCGACTTCGAGATGGAGATCATCCGCTCGGACAACGACCGCGTGGCCACGGTCACCAAGATGAAGGGCGGCGAAGACGGCGGCGAGTACGGTTTCAAGTTGCAGACCATCGTGGTCGGCAAGGACGACGATGAGGACGTCGAGACGACCTGCGTGGTGGTCTACACAGACAGCAGCCGGGCGTCTGTGGCCGTCACCAAAGGGCCCAGCGGGGCGAAGCACAAGCTGATCCTCAAGGAGGCCACGCGGCTCATCGAGCTGGCCGGGTCCGGCGTCACCTTCAGCGAGATCGTCGAGGTGGTCTGGCCGAAGTACCCACGGAACGACGAGAGCAAGCGCGACCAGCGCAAAACCAACGCCGGACGTGATCTGCGGGACGTCATTGCGGCTGGGCATTTGGTTCAAAACGACGATGGCGTGGTCAGTTTTCCGGTTGCGGGTGGCGTGTAGGTTTTTGCATGCTTGTAAAAAATAGCTTGCTTCATTGCTTCAAGATTGCTTCAGAAGCCTTCAGAAGCATGGCAGTTTGCTTCATTCGCTTCACCCCCCTTTAGGGGTGAAGCATGAAGCAGAAGCCTGAAGCCAATTTGGTAATTATTTACAAAAACTATGGTGGTGGGATTTACAATAGAAATATTTTACAAACAAACGCTTGTAACATCCAAAAAGCGGGTACACTTCAGGCATCGCAACAACGCGATGACACACAAACACACAGGAGTTAAAAATGGCAAAAGCAGCAAAGTTGGTGGTGGAATTGAACGAAGGCAGCGTGGACCGTCTGGGCATGTTGCTGGCACAGATCGCTGATCTGACCAAAGAAGCCGACGCGATCAAGGACGCGATCAAGTTGTCCGGCCTGTCGCACGAAGGTTCGTTCTTCAAAGCCACGCTGGTGGACATGGACCGCAAGGTCTTCGACAAAGAGTTCTTCGTCGAGCAGAACGGTGCCGAGGTCTACGACGCCTACACCAAGAACACCGTCTCCGTTTCCGTCCGCGTTACTTCCCGCTAAACCCCCCGCCCCTTCGGGGGCATCTTTTGAAAGACCTCATCATGATCCGTTTCGCAACCGCTTCCGCTCAGACCACCTTCCGTTCCACGAGCCCCTTGAGCAATGGCCAGATTGCCTACCACGCGCCCAGCGTGATGGCCGACGCCGCCCACCACTCCCGTGGTGACCGCTACGCTTTCATCCCCACGATCCAAGTGATCGACGGCCTGCGGGCCGAGGGCTTCGAGCCCTACGAGATCCGTCAGACCAAGACCCGCAGCGCTGACAAGCGTGAGCACACGAAGCACATGGTGCGCATGCGTCACCTGAGCTCGATTGCCACCAGCGAGGAGGTGCCCGAGATCATCCTGCTGAACAGCCATGACGGCAGCTCCAGCTACCAGATCATGTCGGGCGTGTTCCGCTTCGTGTGCTCCAACGGCCTGATCGCCGGGGACATGTTCAACAACATCCGCGTTCGGCACAGCGGCCGTATCGTGGACGACGTCATCGAGGGCGCGACCCGGGTGCTGGAGGACGCCAAGCAGATCGGCAGCCGCATCGCTGACTACAAGGCCATCACGTTGGACCACGACGAGCAGGTCGCGTTTGCCAAGGCCGCAGGACAAGCCCGCTGGGGTGACGACGCCCCGGTCACGCCTTACCGCATGCTGACGGCCAACCGTTGGCAGGACAACAAGGCCGACCTGTGGACCACGTTCAACCGCGTGCAGGAGAACATGCTCAAGGGCGGCGTCACCGGGCGCAGCGCTACCGGCCGTCGCATGACGACCCGCGCTGTGGGCGGCGTCACCGAGAACGTGAAGCTCAACAAGGCGCTGTGGACGCTGGCGGATACCATGGCCGCCCTGAAGCTGGACAAGGCCACCGACCAGTTCGTCGAGGCCCACGAGCACGCCTACCTGTAAACCAACCCGGCCCCCTCACGGGGGCCACAACCAAGGAGCCAGCATGGCCACCGCAACGAAGACACTAGCAAAGAAAGCCCCGGCAAAGCCCACAGAATCGGCTGTGGACAGCGTCCAGACCTACCGGATGCCCAAGGACGTCTCGGACTGGATTGAGGGCGCTACGGCCCGGATAACGTACCTGACGACGACCGTGGACCGGCTGAAGCAGGAGAACAAGGACCTGCGCACGGCCAACAAGGTCATGGAAGGCCGGGTCATGGGCAATTCACAGGAGTAGGACATGAAAAAAACATACGGGTTAACCGAAAATGGCCAGCTCAACAAGGGGTTGACCATCGTTTCGCAACGGCCTTGGGTTTACCGGATAGACGTCCGATACGAACGGAAAAGCCCAATGAGTCAACAGATTTTTGTTTCACTGGCGAAGGGCTGGGTTTTTATTTACCAAGAAGACGAAGCAAGACTTTTTTGGAATTCCGAAGTTGGGATACGCATGTTTTGGAGCACAGAAAGTGTTTTGCGTAGTACCAGTAAACGCAGAGTCAAACAAATAACGCAGGAGTAAAAAATGAGCAAACCAGAACTGACACCCCTCGCCCGGCAGCTACTCGGGCACAGCGGCGCGATGCAGCTCTTCACCCAAAAGGAGTTCGATCAGGCGCTGGAGGAGGCCAAGGCCGAGATCATGGCCTTCGCCATCGACGCAGCCCGGCAGGCCGTGGCCATGGAGAACGAGGCGTGCGCACGGCTGGCCGACGAGTGCGTAAACATCGAGACGTTGGCCGACAGCATTAGGCAGAGGCTATCGAAGCGGGTGCATTGATAGAAAAGTTTTTCTCTGAGGACGGCGCAACCTGTAATTTCCTGTTACATTTCATTCATCGCAATAACGCGATGACACACAAACATACGGAGTAAAGAAAATGGCAAAAGTTACAACAGCAGTCGTTTATCCCGCAGTCGGATTTATGGGCGCAACAAATTGCGTTCCTGTTTTTGGTAAGTCGGTTGAAGAAGTTCGCGCACTGGGTCGCACTGATCGTGAGCGTTTTGATCTTGCTGTCGAAGTAGTAGCGTATTTTTATCGCGGCGTGGCTACACCTCAAGTTCAGGATAATCCTGCCGCTTTTTTTGCACCTTGGGCGCAAGTAGCTGCGCTTTAATCAACCCGGGGGCTCCGGCCCCCACCTACACACCCACACAGGAGAACACCATGGAAACAATCAAACAAGCACTCAAGCAAGCAGAACTCGTTTTGATGCTGGACAACCGTTACGCAAAAGAGTTCAACCTCCCCGGCATGGAGGAGGACACCAAGAAGGCGCTGGCTGCGGTCCGCAAGGCCCTGCGCGTACTGAAGACCCTGTAAGGAGAGCACCATGAACAAAGTATTCGACGAGAGCCTAGACCACGTAATCCGCAACGACGACGACAAGATCTTCGTCGAGCCCTACGGCACCGACGGCGTTTGGCTGTCGGTCCAAGCCCAGCGCAGCGCTGGCGTCACCAGCGTGGGCACGTCGATGTCCATCGAGACGGCCCGCCAACTGCGCGACGCGCTGGACGCGGTACTCGCCGGTGTGGCCCTGCCGGTCTTCACCGTTGAGGCCCTGACTGCGGGCAAGAACCACCACTACACCATCGACGTGCATGCCACGGACGAGGACGCCGCCATCGACTGCGTGCTCCAGCAGTCCTTCGACGAGTTCCGCGTGCTGACGTGCGGCGAGATCGAGGTGATCCTGTGAGCCCGGTCCAGCTCCACGTGGAGTTCAACCCGCTCTACATGCGGTACGTCGCCACGTTGGGCAGCGGCGATCCCGAGGACCACGCGCCGTGGGCGTGGGGCCACACGGAGCAGAAGGCTATCGACGAGCTGCTGGCGCTTGAGGGCCTGCCGCAGGACACGCCCTACGTTGTTTGCTAAACTGTCCCCAAACGCGCTGCAAGATGCGCTGAAGGGGTACAAATGGCAACTAGTAAGAACGGCAAGACGATAGGCCGCCCACCGGGCGATACGCTCTATCCGAACAAGGAGCAGCTCAAGGACGAGATCGTCGTTTGGGTCTCCAATGGCAAAACGCTGCGCGACTTCTGCCGCCAAGATCACGCGCCGAGCTTCAGGACAGTCTACGATTGGCTTGCTGAAGACGCCGCGTTCGACTCACGCTTCGCACGTGCGCGGGAAGCAGGCCACGACGTGATCGCAGAGGAGGCGCTGCACATTGCAGACACCCTGCACGTGGGCCGCAAGGTCACCACGCACAGCGGAGTCAACCCTGACGCAGACGCCGTGACGGTGACCGAAGAGGACCTGACGCAACACCGCAAGCTGCAAATTGAGACGCGCTTAAAACTGCTGGCCAAGTGGAACCCCAAGAAGTACGGCGACAAGACAGTGCTGGCGGGCGACCCCGACGCCCCGGTGAACATCGCCGTGGACTTTGGGCCCTTCGAGCTGATGCTCTCCAACATCGAGCTGCTGCGCCACGATGGGCAACCTAGCTGAACTGCTGCGCGATCCGAAGATTCGGGCGCAGTACGCCAAGCTGCCCGCGACGCACCGCGCAGCATTTGCGTGGCGCTCCAAGTGGCTGATGGCCGCGCACAAGCACCAGCTCGAACCGCCCGGCACGTGGTGGAACATCCACTTGATGGTTGCAGGCCGGGGCGCGGGCAAGACGCGCGCAGCCGCCGAGAACCTCGGCTGGTGGGCATGGCAGAACCCCAACACCCGGTGGCTGGTGTCAGCCCCAACATCCAGCGACCTGCGCGCCACCTGTTACGAGGGCGATAGCGGGCTGCTATCGGTGATTCCCCCGGAGCTGATCAGGGACTACAACAAGAGCCTGCACGAGCTGGTGCTGGTGAACGGCAGCCTGATCAAGGGCATCCCGGCCAGTGAGCCCGAGCGTTTTCGCGGTCCGCAGTTCCATGGCGGATGGCTGGACGAGCTGGCCGCGTGGGACTACCTGCAAGAAAGCTGGGACATGATCATGTTCGGCATCCGGCTGGGCCATCGCACCAAGCTGATCTGCTCGACCACACCCAAGCCCAAGGACGTGGTGCTGGACCTGATCAGCCGCGAGAACGACGACGTGGTGATCACGCGCGCCTCGACCTACGCCAATCTTGCCAACCTAGCCCCGTCGTTCCAAAAGCAGATCCTCCAGTACGAAGGCACCAACCTTGGTCGGCAAGAGATACATGCAGAGATTATTGACCCCGAGGAGGGCGGGATCGTCCAGCGCGACTGGTTCCGGCTATGGCCCGACGGCAAGCCCTTCCCGCGCTTCGAGTACGTGATCCAGTCCTACGACTGCGGCTACAAGGACAAGGAGGCCAGCGACCCGACCGGCAACATCACGCTGGGCGTGTTCAAGCCGCTGGACGGCGGCATGTGCGTGATGGTGATCGACTGCTGGCAGGAGAAGCTCACCTACCCCGACCTGCGGCCCAAGATCATTGACGAGTACGAGACCGTGTACGGCGAGGGCAAGGAGAAGAAGCGCGTGGACCTGCTGCTGGTCGAGGATAAGGCGGCGGGCATCTCGTTGATACAGGACCTGCAACGGGCCGGGCTGCCGGTGCGCGGCTACAACCCGGGCCGGGCGGACAAGAGCCAGCGCCTGAGCATCGTGGCCAACATCATCAAGGCCGGGCGCGTCTGGGTGCCGGAGAGCAGCGTGCGCAAGGGCTACGTGCGGGACTGGGCCGAGGGCATGGTCAGCCAGATATGCTCGTTCCCCAACACGGCGCACGACGAGTACGTGGACTGCATCAGCCAAGCCCTGCGCTTTCTGCGCGACGCGGGCTGGATCAGCATCGACTTCCCCAAGGAGTGGGTGGACGAGGACGACTACATTGACGCGGGCCAGCGCAGCCGCGAGAATCCGTACGCCGCGTAGAATGCGGGCCAAACCCTACCGGAGGTCATGTGACACCACCCATTGAGCAAATGCGTGCCGAAGTGACGGCAAGCAAGGCCAAGAAGGCCAAGACGCCCAAAAAACCCAAGCTGCTTGGCGAAGACGAGCAGAAGCGCATCAAGGTCGATGCCGAGGGCTCTGGCGGCGTCAAGGGCATCGTGGTGCCCAAGCACCTGATCGAAGGCAACCCCAAGGCGTACGCCGAGGGCTTGAAGAACATGATGGCCGCAAGGGCGCAGGTTTACGGCCCTGAGCACCGTGAGCCGCTGACCCTTGGCCAGATGGGCAAAATACACAAGCAAGCCCTGCAAGAGCACTTCGACAAGCCATTGCACGAACAGCTTAGCGCGGAAAAAGAAGCGCTGAACCGTATCCGTGCCGCGAAGTTCATCAAGCCGGACAAAGACACACTGGACGAGTCCGAGAAGCTGGACACCGTGGAGCACGAGCACGACGAGCAGGGCCGGTCCCACGTCGGGTACGCGTCCAAAGGCATTGCGGGCCACGCACTGTTCCCCAAGGGGCACGGCGACGACATGGACTACAAAGTCATCAACACCTGCCCCGGTCAGACCGGCGGCTGCGGTGGCGGGATTGACAAGAACGGCATTGTGGACACGAAGCAAGGCACCTGCTTCGCGCCCAACGCGGAGTCCCAGTACGCAGCCGCCGTGAGCCGCCGTGCGGGCCACGCCATCGCCAAGCACGATCCGGCCATGACCCGCGACTGGATCATTGCCCACACCGGGTCGATGCGCACTGCCGCCAACAAAGCGGACAAAAGCAATAAACGCATGCTGTTCCGCCCGAACGTGGTGGACGAGACCGACGTGTCATCCCGTCACGCCATCCGGCATTTGAACGAGCAGCGCAAGGCTGAAGACAAACCGGCGATCATTGCCAATTCCTACGGCAAGACCAACGAGCTGCACGACCCGGAGAACGGCTACTACGTCACCCATTCCAACGTCGGCCCGAAGGTTAAGCACGGGCAAGAGATCACGGAAAACATTGGCCGCGACAAAGCCCGTGTGCGCAACACCGTCATGGCTGCCGACAACCGGGGCGACTTCACGAACGACCAAGGAAACAAAACGCCCCCAAGGGGCTCGTACATGGTCACGGACATGAAGCGCGGATCGCCTTTGGCCAAGAGAGCGGAGCAGTCCATCACCCACGCCAAGTACTGGACCACCGGGCGGCCCGCCAGCGAGTTGTCCGAGGACGAGAAGGCAGAAGGCGAAGAAGGCCACTTCGGCCCTAACGGCAAACCCACAACGCCTGAGAAGGCGCACTTTGGCCACACCACGCTGAACGACAAGGCTGGCACGCCGTTGCGCTTTGATTACCAGAAGCAGCACGTCCTGCACCCGCGCTTGGTGAACGTGCCCGAGCGCAAGGAAAACAAAAAGACCGGCAAGACGGAGATGGTCGAGCACATGATTCCGACCGACTCCCGGTTCAAGGACGAGGACTTTTTGCCCAAGAACCGGTTCAAGACCAAGAACGGCAAAGTGGCTGGCCACATTCTGATGACCACGCCGACAGAGTCCACCAGCAACATTGGCCACCAGACATCGTTCACCCATCCCGTGAGCCCGGCGCATATTGAACACGCGCTGGCCAACAACGGCGAGTACGTGATGGACAAGCCCGAGGATCAGATAAAGGCCAAGGGCAAAGAGTACGCTGCCCCACAAGCAATCAAGTTCTACGCCGAAGGCGGCCATGTTGGTGGGCGGCATATTGGCTTCAGCGATGATGACTTCCACTGCTTCCCCGAGCGGAACGTCGTGGCACAACGCCACTTGGCTATGCGGCGCGGCGACGACGAAGCAGAGATTCGCAAGCCCGTGCGTCAGCCCACCCGCAAGATGGCCGACGGCGGCACGGTTGAGCCCGACAAGGACGAGATGCTGGCGGCCCTGATGCTGCGCAGGACGCCCGACTCGGTGAACATCAAGAACGTCGGCGTCAAAGAAGCACCCGACCTGCCCATCAAGGCGTTCGTGTCGCCCAACGGCGGCAGCGGTACGGGTTTGCCTATCGGCGGCGTGGACTTCCAACCCCTGACGCCCGGCAACCAGATGATGCCCATGCCTCAGCCGCAGGGTGGCCTGCCGCCACCGCCCGGACAACCGCCCATGCCACCGCAAGGCGGTATGCCGCCCCCCGGAGCGCCCGGCGCACCGCCACCAAGGCCCAACCAGCCCCAGAGCAACATCCTTGCCCTGACGCCCCAAGGCCAAGCCATGCAGGCCATGCGGCCAAACCCACAGGCCATGCCGCAGCGCCCCGGGCCAACAGGGCCCCGCATGGCGCGCGGCGGATCGACCCATGACATCCACATGACGGAGCGCAAGTTGTGAGCTTTTATTCCCCTATCGACCGGCTGGCCCAAAACCTACCCCGTCCCAAGGGGACCGGCGCGGAGTTTATGACCGAGTTGAGCAAGATGCCCGGCTACAAGGCGCAAGAGGCCGAGGACCGTGGGCTGCAAGCGCTGACGAACCTGCCTAAAATGGAGCGGGCGCAGTTCATGGAGGCGTTGAAGAGCAAGCCGCCGGTGGTGCCTCAAACGCACGAGTTGAGTGGCGACTACGGTGGCTACGAGCCTCATCACGAACAGTACACACTGCCGGGCGGAACCAACTACCGTGAAATATTGTTGCAGCACCCAAAGGGCGCATTTAAGGGCGTAGAGCACCACTTCGATGGCACGCCAAACATATTGGCCAGCGTCCGCGTTAAGGACCGTATGGTTCCCGGCGAGATGGGTTACACCTTGCGCAACAAAACATCGGGATTTAAGAGCCGCCATCACAAAACGCTAGAAGAAGCGCAGGCTTCGATACAAAACTATCCAGAACATTTTCGTTCCACGTTGGACGTGGTGCCTAATAAAGGCCCAGACAAAAAAATACTGCACATTGAAGAGCTGCAATCCGATTGGCATCAGCAGGGGCGCGACAAAGGCTACACGCCGCCTGATGTTGCCAAGCAAATAAGTGCGGCAGAGCGTACGCATCGGGAGTTGCAACGACAATTAAATGAGGCCAAACAAAATGCGGCTTTTGTGGAAAGTGGTTTAAGCGATCCAACAACAAAACGGATGCGAGATTTGAATCCTGAAATGATTCAGCGCTTGGAAGCGTCCAAAATTAAGCACAACAACACCATCATGGAACTGCTTCCGCAGGTCATGAAGGCCGAGGCCGCGCACCAAGACCTGCTGCATCAGTCAAAAAACACCGTGCCCGATGCCCCGTTCAAAAAGAACTGGCATGAGATGGCGCTCAAAAAGATGATTCACCATGCCGCCGCCAACGGCTACGACGCCATCGCCATTACGCCGGGACGAGAGCAAGCGGATCGGTATGGACTGGCCCAACACGTTGGCCTTATCAGGCATATGACGCACGGAGATAATCCCAATAGCGGAATCTTGTTTGCTTATGACCCACAAGGTAATCAAATAGTGCGAGAAGACGATGTGCCACACGAAAAACTATCTGAGTACATTGGCAGAGAAGGCGCTAAAAAACTCATGGATCAAAAACCGGATGGCGTTGGGTATCGTGAATTAAGTGGAGAAAACCTTCAAGTTGGTGGCGAAGGCATGAAAGGCTTCTACGACAAGATTGTGCCCAACTTCCTGAACCAGTTCGGAAAGAAATACGGCGCAAAGGTCGGGCAGATTCAAGTGCCTGTCGTGCATGCACTTCAAGGGCTTAGGCGAGTAAATAATTACCCAGACGATCCACCGTTGACCCTGCACCACTTCCCCATCACCCCAGAGATGCGCGAGGACGTGGTGAAGAACGGCGTGCCGTTGTACGCCAAGGGCGGCGGGGTTGAGGTCAAGCCCACGGTGAAGGACGAGACAATCCAACGCAAGATTCCCGAGATGGAAGAAGCGGCCAAGGCCCTGCAAGCCGGGACCATCACCCGGGCGCAGTACGACAAGGTAGTCAAGCAACACAAGCCCGTAAAACCCTACGAGTTCGTGCCGCAACCCGCCACGGACGAGGACGCAGAACGTGCGTTGATGGCCAACAAGAAGGCGCAATGGCGCGGGCACGAGCAGTGGCCCGCTGGCCGCAAGGTCGGATTGCGTTTGGACATCCCGGCGTACGAGAACCACGGCGTGTGGGTTAATTCCATCCACGACGAAGAGGGCAACGGCGAGGACAAGTACCCGACCGCGTACAACTCGGTGTCATCGGTAAAGAACGCCACGTTCGACGCCAAGCCGGAAAAGGCTGTGCGCGTGGCCACTGGTGAGCAAAACAAGTCACCCTTTGCCCGCATCCGTGGTGAGCTGCACCACATGACCGAGGACGAGGCGGTGGAGCACATGAAGGCCCACCTGAACCACCCGGACTACGTGCAGGTTGGCATGGACCCGCGCAGGCACGGCTACTTCTACGACCGCAAGACCATGAAGCCAATCACCCATTCTGCCCACGTGGTGCAGATTGGCCCGTTGGTACTGGCGCACAAGCCCACCTATGGCAAGCGCGAGACCTACGCCAAGGGCGGTGACGTTCACTCTGGTGGACCGGAGATGGGCATCAATGTCCGGTCGGACAAAAAAGCAAATTTGCAATACGCCGATTTGATCGTCGATGGCCACAAAACATACGAGTCCCGCAACGGCGACACGCTGCGCCCTTATGTTGGCAAGCGGGTGTCCATAGTGCGCACTGGAGATGGCCCGGCCAAGGCCATAGGCGCGGTCACTGTCGGTGAGCCCATAGTCGTGGACCGCAAGAAATTTCGCAAAATGGAAAAACAACATCTGGTGCCCGAAGGATCGGCATTTGATATTGCCAGCGGAACCAAGCACCTGTACCCGATGCACGAGCCAGAGCGCTCTGAGAGCGAAAGGGACGTTGGCCACGGCATTGTGGCGCGCAAGGTCCACATGGCCGACGGCGGACCCGTGCCGCCTCTGCGTCCACTGAATCCCCAGCTTGCTGCGCTGCGTGAGCAATTTGCCGCACAGTCCGCGTTGCACAAGGCGTACAACGAGGCCATGAAGAACGTGTACACCAACCAGATGCCGACTTTCAAAGATTGGGTGGCGTCGCAGGGCAAGGCCAAGGGCGGCAGCATCAAGCCGGTCGGCTACACTAAAGAGCAAGTTACAGTTTCACCAAATCTCGACGCCATGCGCTACGAGCTGATGAGCGTGAAACGCTACACTAAGAAGGTTAAATGATGGCAGACCAAGACGACGACCTGAACGACCCCGAGCTGAACGAAGACGGATCGGCGGACGTTGAGCTGCCCGAGGACATTTCCGACGTCGTGGAGATGCCAGACGGCTCTGCCGTGGTGAGCATGGACACCACCGGCCCAGAGGAGTCGCCTGACTTCTACGCCAACATGGTTGAGACCATGGACAGCTACGAGCTAAACAGCTTGGGCATGCGCTACGTCAACCTGCTGGACAAAGACAAGAACGCCCGCGAGGAGCGCGACAAGCAGTACGAAGAGGGCATGAAGCGCACCGGGCTGGGCAAGGACGCCCCCGGCGGAGCCAACTTCTACGGCGCATCCAAGGTGGTGCATCCGGTCATGGCCGAAGGCTGCGTGGACTTTGCGTCCCGTGCCATCAAGGAGCTGTTCCCACCGGACGGCCCGGTCCGCACCAAGATCATTGGTCAGGTTGACGACCTGAAGACGCAGCGGGCCGAGCGCAAGCGCGACTTCCTCAACTGGCAGATCACCGAGCAGATCGAAGAGTTCCGCGACGAGCAGGAGCAGATGCTGACCCAGCTACCATTGGGCGGATCGCAGTTCCTAAAACTTTGGTACGACGAGCAGAAGAAGCGCCCGACGGTGGAATTCCTGCCCATCGACCGCGTGATCCTGCCCTTTGCGGCCACCAATTTCTACACCGCCCAACGTGCGGCCGAGGTCCACGAGATCACCGAGTGGGAATACAACCGGCGCGTGGCCAGCGGCATGTACATCGGCGGCTCCAACCTGACCAGCGGCCAAGAGCCCGAGCAGAGCCGCCCGCAAAAAGCCAACGACAAGATTGAGGGAAAGCAGTTCCAAGACAACGACGACGGTCTGCGCAAGGTCTACCACATATACGTGTTCTTGGAGTTTGAGGACGACAACGAAACCAAGGGCGAGATGGCTCCGTACATCATGATGGTGGACGAGCAAAGCTCCGAGGTCATCGGCCTGTACCGTAACTGGGAAGAGGGCGACGAGACGATGACCAAGCTCGATTGGATCATCGAGTTCAAGTTCATCCCATGGCGCGGCGCCTACGCCATCGGCCTGCCGCACCTGATTGGTGGATTGTCCGCAGCACTGACCGGCGCACTGCGCGCTTTGCTGGACTCGGCGCACATCAACAACGCGGCGACCATGCTCA